GTATTATGTGGCAATGATGCAGTTCCTCCATCAGGATCATCAGCATCAACTTGATATATTGAAGATCCTAACCTAGGTGTGAACCCTACAAATACACCCAGTGCTTCTTCGTAAAGTTTTGGTGCAACAAGACTTTCACCACCATCAAATCTCCATTTACGGTTTGTAATTATATCTTTTGCATAATCCGAAACCGATCTAATATCTCCAGCATTGAACGCTTCTGCAACAGTGCTATATTTGTCTCCAGGAATTACTTCTTTTGCCCATGTTACGTTTCCAATAGAGACAGAATTCAATGCTTCTCCATTATCACCAAATGGATCTTCATCATATTTAAATTCAAGCGTTGCTTTTGTTCCGATTAATTTTTTACCATCATCAGAGAACACAGCATCGCCAGATTTTATTGTAAAATATGCATCATTAAATTTACCATCACCATCGGAGAAACTTATTTTCTTTTTATCATCTGAAACTTTTAATTTTTTATTTCTAGGATGTAAACCTTTATAAATGATTGGAGCCTCACATCCGGTAAAAAGGCCCGTTTTTATTGGTTTAGTCACCCAATCTTTAGTATCAAAAATCTTTTGATCTATTGATTTAAAGGAATTGAATTCTTGATTAGTAACTTCTACTGTAATTGTATGTTTCCCTTCTTGTAATGGAAACTTAACTGTTTTAGGAAACTCTGATTTAAATCCTTCCAAAGTTCTTCCATTAAATTTAAGTCCTCCCTTCAAAATCACTCTATCATCAACGAGAATTCTTCCACCATTATCAACAGTTCCTTTCATCCCATAGAATCCATCATATGGGGCCTCTACAACCCAAGTAGTTCTGAAAACTTCACCACCCGCATCCGTATTAGGAGTGCTTAATGGTGGAATTGGTGACATTGCATAACGATTAGTAAATTTACTCCATGCCGGATGTGTTACTGGGTGCCACTTGTCTTGAGATCCCGGAAATCTTGTGGACCAAAAAGGATTATTGGGACATCTACCTTCCTGTTGAGGTTTAGGTTCCTGAGGAATGGATGGTATAGGAGAGTCAATTGTTAATGCTGCTCCCATTGGATTTTGATTCCAAGATCTAGGAATTTCAACTTTTCCTTCTTTTTTAGCAGTTGTAAGTATCCTCATAGCAAATGCCATTGGATTGCCATCAGCAAGAGGTTTACCCTTGATTTGTTTTAATTCAACACGAATTCTATACTTTCCTGCCTGAAAAAATCTAGTGTCAGAACTTTTACCAGTGCTTCTACCTCGACGAAATCCCTGTTTTCTAATAACTACCTCATCACCACCCTGATCAACACTGATAAGACCATTTCCAATACCTTTCTTACCACCTCCAGAGCGATTGCCAATATAGACCGTCGCAGAATCATCGACCATTGTTTCAATATCATAATTTCCACTAATAGGAAAATCTACATATTCCCATCTAATAATATGAGTTCCATCATAGTCATCTGTTGTTGCTTTATTGGATTTTGGATTGAATGGAAGAACGCCAAGACGAGATAAGAAATCTCCATCCCTACCTGCTTTGGGATTTATCCTCCAAAGTTTTCTATCTGCCTTATCAATAAATTCTTTAGTGCTAAAAATTTGCTCTGATTTAATTTCTTTATCAGAGGGACTTGATTTTGATGAATCTACTTTGGCATCTACTCTGTATGTTATGTCAAAAGTTCCTCTAGTTTGCTTACCTTGTGGGCCGACTCCAGATATTTGTCTTTTATTTGTAGCAGTAAAAATTCCTTGATTAACTCTGACTTGCATATCATCGTTATCATTCGCAGATCCAACAAAGTCAGAAAAAATAATTTTACTTGGTTTATTACCTTTTTCTTTATCAGTGGTTCCAAAAGATTGCATTGTCCCTTGTTCCACAACACCTGAATTTGAATTGTTGTTAATAATTCTTTTAATGTTTACAGTTTTTGTTTCACTTCCTTTTTTTCCACTTTGATTCCATTTTGTACCTCCAATGGTAATTGATCCTACTGCGATACCAGAGATCTTTGGATTGTCATCCCATTCAAACGTAAGAGAAACATCACCTTTGTCTTGCCCTTTTACAATTAATTTTGTGCCATCTTCAGAAAACTTTGCTGAAATCCCAGGAGAGGTAGAGGTAATTTTAAACTTTGCATTAATATCAAATCCATTGTTTGAATTGTCATCAAACTCTATTGTTTTTCCTTTATTAACAACTCTTCTTCCTGCTGTCGGTGATGCATTGTTACCATATTCAATTTTATATTCTCTATTTTTAACTTGTGATTTTTCTTGAGAGGAATCTACGATAGCAACAACTTTGTAATTTGTATTCTTTAGAATTTTTATATCTCTCTTATAAGTTTGCCTATCTTTATCGACATTATTTAAAACAAATGAATGTTCTCCTCCCTCAGAAGTAAAAGAGAACTTCATTGCACGATGTATCTCTCTCCCCTGTCCATAAACTTCAAACTGAGTTTTGATAAATTTTTTCTCATTCCGAACAATGACAGGACCACGTTCTTCTGTCTTAAATTGTTTAAGGTTTTCTAAATCAATTCGTATCCTATGTACTCCTTCACTAACATATTTTTTTAATTTGTCTGGGGATTCTTTAAACCGTTTTGTTCTACCAATTAACTCATTATCTAGATAAATATCGGCAATATTATCTGCAGCATATCTGAAAGTATAATCACCATCTACTGGAAAATTTTCTTCCCACTCCATACTATGTTCTATCCCAGAATGGTCACTACCAAGAACATTTGATGGAGGTTTTGGAGAGACAGCGTAGTTATTCATAAACTCACTCCAGGCAGGATACTCTACATTATGAACAATCCTAGATTTTTTATTTTCTGAAGTAACTCTAAATGGCCTCT